ATAAAGATTTGCCGCCTTTACGCTTCCGGTCAAAGCAACAACGTTGTCGGTTAGCCAGACATTGAAATCCTTACCCTGCTTTTCCAACCCATCCCCAACTTTCTCCCAGAATTCACCCATAGCTATTTTTAGCTGTACCGTCGAGCCCTTATAGGTATCCATCTGGGCAACGGCCTGGCCGCCAAACTTGTCGTTTAGCGTACTCATGATAAGCGCCAATGCACCGGCGGAATCCCCAGCAGTAACCATTTCGGTGATTTGCTCTCGGATAGCCTTCGAGAATTTCAGCGCCCTGGTATTCCCCGTCTCTAGCGCCATTGAAACCGCTTGCGCGGCGGAAGCCATATCCTGACCCGTTCCGGCTGCGTAATCCGCGGTGGCTTGTAACATCTGCTCTAAATTGGACGGATCGAATGATTCCATCCGCATGAATATCTCGGATGCTTTCATCAGAGCTTCATCGTCAAAGTTGGTCAACGGCATCAGGGCTTCGGCAAGTCTGGCTACTTTTCCGGCGCTGATTTCGCTCTCGATGCCCATGCTTTGAATTGTTGCCCCCATCGTAACAAGCGCCGTCTCTGCTTCAGCGGCGGCAGCCAGGGCTGTATTGAATCCCTTGATTGCTAATCCCGCGACTGCCGCGGCAGACGTAATGCCAACCAGTCCGCCAACGCCTCCAAGTAGGCTTTGCCCGAATCCAGCCAACCCCGTTTTCGCGTTCTTTAGTTGTGGGGTTAGATTGTCCTTTACTCCGAGCTCAGCCCATAAGGTCGCGATTTTTGTACTAATGGTCTCACCTCTTGATTATGCTTGTGTGTGCGTGCGCCTTTCCGTCCAAAACGGATATGTATTGATTCAGGTCGGCGACAGACAGTCCGTCAATATATTCGAGCGGCCATCCGAATGTCTCCGCCAGTTGCCAGCGCACAAGTTCGTCTGGTACGCCATCTCCTAAGGCCAGGGCGCTATACACGACCTGGCTTAGGTAGGGTCCGGTCTATTTGCGCGTGTTGCAATCTCACGAAGGAGCCGGGACCAGTCCAGTTGATTGAGTTCGTCCAGATCGGTCAATCCGGTTATTTTTGTTACCGTCGCGTCGCCTTCTTTATTGGATTGGGTCGGGTCAAATATCGCGCGGTACTCTTTGCGCGTGATTTTTGAGAAATCGAAGTTGACCTCTGTTCCATCGGAAAGAGCAAAGGCGTTCGTGTCTTTATTGGTCATGTAAAACCTTTCTCCCGCACAGCGGGCTAATATGCACCGTAAGTTACAGTTCCGTTGCCGACGAAACTCACGTTGAGTTCGGTCAGCGCGTCGTATTGCAAATTAGTCTGCAATCCCTGCGAAATGACAGGCAGGGTGTACCTGCGCTTGCCCGTGGCCGTGCCTTCCGGCCCGAGGATGATCGTGCCGACTTCGCCGAAGCGCAGCGTGTCCTCGAGGGATGTTCCGCCAGTCGCGGCGTTGGCCTGCGCCAATCCCTTGTAGGATGCGTTGAAGTCCTTGACGCCAACCTGACGCCCTTCGTAGGTGGCCGCGCCGGTCGTGTTCACGTCAATCTTACCGGTTGGGGTGAAGGATGCGCCGCGCTGGTACTCCGACATGTCGGTTGTGCCCGCGGTGCCGATCCATTGAAAAACCAAATCTTTTCCATAATATTCCGACATTGTATATCTCCTTTGTGTTTATCCTTTCGAAAGTTCGACGCGATAATCGGCGCCGCTTGTGTAGTAGCGAAGCCCTGCTTCGCTCGTGCTGATTAGTTGGTATCCATTCTCTCGACGTAGCCAGATGTTTGTCCACGGCGTTCCGATGGTTAATTCCTGCTCGTGCAGCAGCGTGTCAATCGCGGCGTCAATCGTCCCAGCTTGCGCGGGTGCGGCGGCGACTGCGTAGGCCCGCAGTACGATATCTTTCATCCGATGACTTATAAGGTTCTGGTCAATCTCGCTCGGGTACAGCCACACGACGTAAGGCAAAGACGCGTTATCGGGAGCCTGCTCGAAAAAGACTGAAGGGACAGCCGTTCCGCCAGCAAGTAAGGAACTCAGCGCGGTCCCGGCGGTCCCTGCAAGCCTTGTGTAAATCGCAGTATTCAGGACATTCTGGCTAGACATTTTCTATCGCCTTTGCTAAATCGGTCGTAAACTGATCCGCGGCTTTTTCGACGGACGGGGTCAGGAATGGTCTGGCTGGCATGTTGTTTGACGGAACCCCAAGCTCTTGCCATGCAGCATACTCTTGGTAATACTCAATCCGCTGGACAAGTCCTATCCCGTCTTTCACTACATCGCTATTCGCCCGCAGTTCACCAGACACAGGCCGCGATAGGTCTTGCGGAGGGCGGGCTGGGTCGCGTGGGGTGATCTGGCGCGCGTCCGTGAGAATACGCCACGCGGTCTTGCTTACCACGTCCGCTATCTTTTGCGGGTCTTTGGCAATCATGGCATCCAGAACGGCGGTGTCAAGGGTTACGGTCATATTTTCTCCACCGTGGCTCTCTTCACGCCTAGCCAGCTTCCCATATTCACCGCCTCTACCGTATAAGTTCCGCTGGAATGTGAGAAGCGATTTTGCTCTGTGATGACCGTTGCTTGTGGTAGTGTGACAATCGCCCGCGAATATGGGACGAGCGCTCCGCCAGTCACAGACTCCTTCCCGCCGATGAAGTCCAGGCGACACTGACAAGTTCCGGCCGTACCCCATGCCTCCGACCATCCGCCCTGTCCGTCACTGGTACGTGTCAGAGACGAAATCGTACCCGGGTCAGGGAGCAGGGTCTCTAGTTCAGTTCTGATGTCAGTAAGTTCGGCGGTTGGAAACATGGTTAATCCGAGTCGTAATGGCGACTAATTCCAGATGTGTCTGACCGTTCCATTGTCACCGAATATACGGCAGCGCCGGATGCGTATTCCTTACTCATGGTCAAGCAATTCTGGATTATCTGGCTGCGGCGCAAGTTGTGATTATCGGTCGAGAAGTCGTATGCAGTCACATAGTGAGCCGCCTTCTGCCCCCACACATCCGCAGCCGCGGCATTCACATCATACGAATAGCCGGTCAGGAAGCGGGAAAGGCCGGTGGTATCAGCGGTGAACGTAACCAAGCCGCGCGGATAATCCACGCTGTAAGAAGCCGTGCCGACAGTCGTACCGCCTTCGTCCTGAATGACAAAGCGGGAAGTGCCGCCGGACGTGGTTTCCAGAAACCGGCGCGGCGACTGGTAGTCCAGATATGTCACCGTCCCGCCGATCCCATAAGTTTCGATGGGTTGAAGTGTCTCATGCCGCACCGCGACACCATGCCGATCAAGCACGGTCTGGAGTTGGTCATCTGTCCAGAACGAATTTCCGTTGACGGTGTATTCCGCCGAACCTGCCGCGGTCAGTCCACGCAAGGTCAGGAGCAGGTCAGCCATTGACGCGCGAGCAGCCATATTAGTTCACCTTATTCAGACTCGTCCGCTAGTTTCGCGGGGCTGCCCTTCACGGCCTTGCCGGGTTTCTTGCCTTCTAATTCTGCCACGCGCGCACGTAATGCCAAAATCTCGTCGCGTGCGGCGAAGTCGTGCGGATCGCCGAAATAGCGCGGGTCGAAAAATTCACGGATTAGTTGTTCTTGTAATGTTTCAGCCATATTTGCTCCTTATTTTCCTAACGCTTTACACATCTGGTCAAACCTACCTCTTACATCGCCTTGCCCGTGAAATCCTAAAACTACGGGATTCGGGGATGGGTTTACTTTTCCGGTGGCGTTCCATTTCGCATCTATCTCGACACCGATTCCGATGTTATTGAATACGCCCTGCTCTCGCCATGCCGGAGTCTCAGGGCCAGGATAACCTGCCAGCCAATCATCCATCCGTTTCTTGTTCGCTTCGGTGTTCTGGATATACAATGCACCGATATTCAGATGGTCGAGATTCAGGTTATACGGTGGCTTGGTCAGGACATGGCGGCAAGCCCCGATCTTGTCAGGCGGGCATCCGTCTCGCAGGTCTGCGTCCATATCAATAATCACCGTGTCGCAATCCAGCCAGATAATGTATTTATACTGCTCGATTTCCATCGTCTGGCGCAAGAGTCTGACTTTCGCCCAGTCGCCGATTTTGTCAATATCCTGACCAGCGATCAGCATTTGGTAATCCATCTTGTGTCTCAGGATATATTCGATGTTTCGGGCGGCGGTAACCTTGAACATGTTCGCGCCTTCCCAGTTCTCGGAAACGTGCTGGACTAAAATTGCGTCATTGGGTGGGTTCATGCTGGCACCGTGAATGTCGGACGTTCTTTCACTTTGGCGTCAATCTCCGCCAGGATGGGCGTCCAATAGTTTTCGATGACCTTATCAGCGTCATACGCCAGCGCACCCTCGCGGGCGAGTTTGCGTAAATCCTGATCGCCTCGCATCTGGTAAGCCTGCTCCAGTCTATCTGCGATTGCTTCCCACTTCGGGAGATATTGAATGGCGTTTAGTGGCGTCCAGAACTCAGAGGCTTCCGACTTGTCCACTGACCAGCCAGAGAATTTGAGTTCCGACATGGAAGTCCAGTCGCCAATAATTACGGGGCATCCAGCAGCCTGTGCCTCGACTATCGGGATCCCGAAGCCTTCACCCATCGTCACGGAAAGTAATACATCCGAAGCGTTGTAGACTGAACTCAGGAAAGTATCCTGATAGCCATTTACGATTGCTAACGGGTTCGGCAGGATCACGTCTACACTGAGTTTTAATCCAAGGTGTTCACACATCTCGACCAGGTTGACGCCGCCCTGCTGCCCGGCTTCGCTCGCGATTGTATGAGCGTAAAGGATTGTATCGGGATGTTTGTCATGCAGCGCCTTGAACGCCCGGAACTGTTCGTAGAACGCCTTCCGGGACGGATTGCCTTTATTCATCGCAACCAGAGACACAGTAAAGGCGTCTTTGGGTAGTGGGGCGGTGATCTGTTGGCCGACTTCCACCCGTGAGGCTTCGCGGTCTTTCGGGGTGAAGATGTTCGTATCCACGCAGCAGGGAGCGTAGTGGGTTTTGAGGCCGAGTTCCTGGACCTTCCGCTGCCCGAATTTGCTCATGGCAATCATGTCAAAGGCGGCGGGGAGTTTGGCTTTTATCATCGTATTGACCGTTTCGGAGTCAATCGGATACCAGGGAACCCAGAAAACATCCCCGGTAAACATCTGCGGCTCGCACACCCACACGTCCAGGCAGGTCAACAAGATACGTGCCCCGCTTATCTGTGCATTTCCGGCGCACACATCCATCCCGTATGGGTGATAGCCCATCGGAAAGACGTTCATCCCGTTAATGGCTAGCATGTGGCCCTGGAGCCCGTAGTAGGCTGTCATCGAAACAGGGTAACCGAGCTTTGCAAAACGGGGGAGCAGTAATTTCATCTGCCCACCGTATCCAGTCTGAGCCCAGACGGCATTCGAGACCGCGTGTATGCCTATTTTTTTGTTAAGATTCTGTGGTGCTACTTCATCGGCCATCTCGTACAACTTTCTGCCCCGCCGGGTTCATAACTTCCGGCGGGGCGCTAAATCAGATTACCCTACACCCTTGAGGTAGTTGAAGCCCACCAGGGTCAGGGTTCCAGCGGTTCCGATTGCGTTCTTTACGCCGGCCCATTTACCAGCGGCAAGAACGGGCGAAACGGAAGCGCCCAGCTTCGGAACATAACCGTCATAAACGGTCATTGTCCCGCCCGAGCCGAGAGTCCAGAGTACCGCTTCTTGAACGGTTCCAGACGTACCCAGGTTGACCAAGTTCAGGTTAGCAGTCCCAAGACCGCTTACAACTGACCAAGCGGAGATAATGGTGATGTCTCCATTCTCGGGATCGTTGTAAAACACAGGAACCAGGACAGTACCAGCGCCAGTCGGCATGATACCGACGTTTGCCACAAATCCATGAACATCTTCGCAGTGTGCCATCTCATATCTCCTAGTTGCTCGGAACGTTGGCGAGTTGAAGGATCTGCACGCCGAGAGTAGGACGCCACACGCCATGAGCATAGACCGCGCTCATGTTGAATTCAGTACCGCGCAGGGAGGCGTTACGCTCTCCTTCAACGCGGACAGGGCGACGCCAATCCAGCGCCAAAGCCGACTTGGGGAACACCGCGCCGTATGACCAGGCGGTGCCACCCGTACCAGCGCCGGTCCCTTGCGTAGCGGGCCAAATCTGGTAGATCGGCACGCCGTCAAACTGTGCGACGTAGCCGGTGCGGGTCATCTCGTCAGTGAAGTTGGGGGCTTGGGCAATCGAAGATCCGGCGATGGATGCGCTCTTGGCGAGGATCTGCCAGGCGTAGCCGTGAATGACGCAGGCCAGCGGGATCTTGTTGTTCTTGGATGCGTTGCGCGCCTGTGCAATTGCAGCAGACAGAATGCCCCAGGTCGGAGCCTGAGTAACTGAGCCAACCGTGCCACCGGTCAGGGATGCGAAGTCGCCGTAGATGTCAGTTTCGACTTTATCGGCAGCAGCAAAGCCAAGTTCGCGAGCCACGTCGGTGATGATGCTTTCCGGTGCTTCACTGTCGCGCCGAAGGTCAGTGACAAACGCCATCAACCCGATTTCGTAAGGGGTCAGGGTCTGATCGGCTGCGGGCGTCCACAGGGTGGACTGCATGTCGGTATGTTCGCCAAGTGTGCCAGCGGTAAGCTGGGTATAGGCGTAGCTTTTGCGCGTGTTTCCGCCGCTCATGTCGCCATAGTTGGTGACAAGGCCGGGAAGGATGTAGCTTTCCCGTACGACGAAGTGCGCATCTTCCTGGACTGACTGAGCGATTGAGCTAACATCACTCCAGGTATTAAGTCCAATGGTCATTTGAGACCTCCAATGTTATGGTTATGTGAGAAGGCGCTTGCGCTTATCCTTCTCGGTTTCGCCCGTCAGGGGTGCGCCGGGGCTGGTTGCTCCAACCGCGGGCGGCACAGGTTTGACGGGTGCTGGAATTGCAGCAAGCAGTAACTTTGCGTCCGCTTCCATTTCTTCCAGGGTGTTCCCTTTCAGACGGTCAGCGAATGCGGCGGGCAATCCGGTGT